CGCAAAGCTTCACGTCACACTCACTTCAGCTGGTCGATGGGCTTTTGTCTGGGGTAGTCACGCACACCTCTACGAAGCGTGACAAGCGCGGGGGGGTAACGGAACAGAAACTAGGTTTCTCCGTTGACCTTGATTCCACTCTCGCGGCGATCTGCCGTGAATATGAAATCCCCCACTGCGCCTTTGTTCCCTTGAAGCTTGGTGGTTCTGTGGAGAGGACATCGTTGGTCTTTTCCACCAAGTTGCCGATCCGCCCTAGTGTTGGGGGCTGGGAATCGGACTTTGCGCGTTACTCATTAGTTCGACACAAGGAGACAGGTAAGCTCTATAACAGGGACGCGAGAGATGAATATGTGTTTAAATCCATACTCATGTTCTTACGTTCCTATCTTGAATGCCTGCATGACTCAGCTTGTGTCACTGAGGTTAAGCTTGAACGCGACTTTCCCGTCTCGGCGATATGCTCCTTCATCGCCGATCATGTCTTATTAGCATCGAAGATCAGTTTATCTGACTTCACTAAGACTCTTAAATACTATACCGTAGCTCAATCAGCGTTTTACTTGCGGCAAGATCTGCCAAAGAAACCTCATCCTGAGGCCCAAGTAAACCCCTTCCATGGTCGAGCACGAAGGCTACTCGGTATCCTCCTCCACTCGTCAACTTCCCGTACGGATAATTTCTTCAATTCCGTATTACAGGGAGTTAAACGAGGTTGTGAGAGGGTTCCCGACTCTTTCGTGTTTGATGCGCGAGTCTCCCATCTTGAAGCTCTCAGTGTGAGAGCCCCAACGAATCCGGATACATTGAAGATGTTCCGGTCTTATGGAGAACGCTTATTCATGGGTATGACTGATAAGCTAGAACCGCCTGAGCATCGAACTTACCCGGAGGGCTCTAATTCGGCGACTATGCAGGCATCCAGAAAGTCTGGGGGTGCCCGTAGTCGTCTTATGTTAGATCTCGCCGGTGGCGGTTTTGGTCCTGACTACCTCTTCAGTATGTGTGAGGTGAGGCCCGGTAAAGTGCAAGAATGCAGATCGAGTCTAGTGCCTGAGGCCGACATGATTGCACAGCAAGGACGGAGGTATAAGGAGGAGATCGCAGCAGGGCGAATGACAGTGACTAATGGCGAATGGATGGGTGCTACCTGTCGGGTGGCCGCGGTGAATGAACCTCTTAAAACAAGGCTCATAACCGCTGGTCCCACTTGGGGGCAGTACCTGTCCATGCCAGTCCAACAGAAGATGTGGGACTATATGCAAAAGGTTCCATCGCTTGCCCTTACGGGTAGGTCGATGGATCTTTCTGACATTACCACTCTTATAGGTCGGTCACGTAAGATCAGTAACTCGGGTTGGAAATTTGTAAGCGGTGATTTCTCAGCCGCCACCGATAATCTTCATATGGACATATCCGCACTCTTGTTGGATATGGTTCTAGAGCGTATATCGGATCCTAAAGATAAAACCGAGTTAAAGGAGATCGCCGAGTCAGTGCTGCTATCCCAGATGATCAAGACAGAGCTTGAATTTGGGGGTTATGTGTTCAATGGTCCTATGGATCTTAAGGGAGTCGATGATGCCTATCCGTTACGCTTGCGTATTGATGGCACCGACTGCTTCCGATTGGACACTCAGAAAGGTTCCTTATTTATGGATACATTGTTGGAGATGGGTCCGTCAGTCTCAAAGCTGATGAGAGTCATTGAAGATAAGGTCATATATTGTCCCATTGAGTTCTTAATGGGCAATTCCGGACAGATGTATCCTAAGTTCGAACTTTATTTCCCCCAGTTGAATGGTCAATTAATGGGGTCTGTTTTATCGTTCCCGATTCTTTGTTATGCAAATCTAATAGCTTATTGGATTTCTCTCGAAGAGTATCTGGGCGAGAAGATAGACCTATTAGACCTACCGGTCTTGGTTAATGGGGACGATATCCTCTTTATGGCTGATGAGGGTTTCTACGAAATCTGGAAGCAGCGTGTTTCGTCCATAGGGTTTACTTTATCGGTTGGTAAAAATTACTTTTCCGATAAGTACTGTATGGTGAATTCACAGCTCTATAAGCTTCTAAAGGACACCAGTGGAATGATCGTAGATGCTACTTATGTACCATTTTTGAATTGTGGACTGCTAACTGGCCAAGCTAAAGTGACAGAGCGAGCCTCGATGCTCCCTAAGACCCTTGACGGGTTTTATAACGGAGTGATGCGAGGTTGTCACGATCGCCTAAGGATCCATAAACGCTTTCTTCATTACAATAAGAAGGAAGTGGGTTTGGAATCCCGTGATGGTCTTTTTAACATGTTCCTAGATCCTCACTTCGGAGGTCTGGGGTTTCATTTATACCCAGAGGTCCGTAGTGGTGTACAGTGGTACGTAACACCCTTTCAGCAGAAGTTCGCGGCTTTCCTGTATAGAAAATTCTTAGCACCTCAGGACCGCAGTAGGAGTAGTTGGTTAGCTACCCTAGTAGATAGCGCAAAGGACGAGAAGAGACTAAGCCTACAGAAAAAGGAGAGGCTGGTCCGGCTACGCTATGAAAACACATGTGGACCCCTCCGGAAGGGCGAGGAGGAGTATCTGAATGATTTGCGTGTCATCCCTCTTGTGAATGACACCTCCAAGGAGCTGGATCTACCAGAAACTCCGTCATTTAGAGCTCTCCCTCATTCCCTTTGGAGGGAGTTTACACGATCGGAGGAAGACACAACGCACCTCTGGGAGCAAGGTATTCTCACGATTGGGTCAATTCTTGCCACACCGTTCTCTCGGTTCATTGATATTACGAGAAATCGTAAGCATCAAGAGCATCTCGAAGAACTTCAAGTGGAAGAGTTTTTGGCGGGGCTTTGGTCGACCCCACGGGTGAAATCCAAGAAATTGGATGTATTCCGTGGAATCTGGAGGACTATAACTGCCCAATTTTGCCATTGTGAGAAAGACCATATTGATCTGGAGTCCCTCAATCCTTGGGATAGCCTGGAGAAATTGTATTCTAGGCACCAGGAACCTGACAAGACTTCCCTTATTCGAAAGGATAAGGAGATCCTCCTGCCCGAAAAAGGTAAGGAAAAGGTCATCCCAGATCTCATACAGGAAACAGATCCTATCCCCTCTCGGGGCTGTGATGAGACCGGTGCGGGCTGCTCGTTCTGGAGATAACTGGCTCTTAGTTGTTACGGTAAGGTTGTTCTATCATGCTCAAAAACTGGACCCAAATGTCCTTAAACTTGTCGCCTGAGGGAGCGCAACCCTTGCATGAAACCTTATGAAGCGTAACAACAAATCCAGACCCAGGCCGGGACGGTCTATAAGTGCACCCGGAGTACCGATCGCGAAAGGAACGCAGAGACGTGGGAAGAATCCCAAGATGAAGGCTGATGCTACTCGTGCCATAATAACACACGAGGAGATGTTTCAGCCAATATCTAACGGGTATTCAGCGATGACTAAGTTCTGTCACCGTCTGAACCCTGGGAATATCTCGATCTTCCCCTGGCTGTCGAGGATAGCCCAAAATTACGAGAAGTATAGGTTCCGTAACCTGTCATTTGAATATTCTCCCTCTTGCCCTACGACAACGAGGGGGGTCCTAGTCATGGGAATAGACTATGACCCTGATGATGATCACCAGGACATAAATGACGCTACGGAATTCCGTACTTCCCTATTATCGCATCCGGAGTCGGTCCAAACCAATGTGTGGAATCGCTGTCGCCTATCTATCCCAGCGGGGAAACTTGCTGAGATAGGTGAGCGATACGTCTATACAGATGGTGACTCTCCGTATGGTGACCTCCGGCTTCGAGACGCCGGTTGGTTGCTCATGGCGATAATAGGCTCCGGTTCAGAGTCGTGGACAGGAGATGTACTAGTCAAATATACTGTGGAATTGTTATCCCCACAGATGGTTGACTCAACTACATCCCTCCCTGAAGAGCAATTTCTGGTAGTTGGTCAGGAGTCTGTCTATGGGGCCCCGCCCCGTGGTATAGACCCCGATAACTACCCGTGTGCAATTCTACCGACTGTGGACGGCGTCCCCACCGCTACGGTGTCTGGGGATGCTAATGCCCGATTCTCCTTTGTCGATATTGCTTCCGTTGTGCCATCCCTCCGATGGCCCGGGAGAGGTCTCCAGATAAAGGACCAACTATCAGCCGTTCCCGCATTCTTGGCCACTGATAGTTTTGTAGGAGAAGTAACGCTCACGAATACCATCTCAGTCCCCAACGGGAATCAAGAGATTGGGTATAACCCTGTGGAGTCGGACCCCAACGAATTTTGCAATCAACAGCTTCGCTGGATTGTGATTGGTTGGTCTCCAGAAGAGGGATCGTGGGAATGGGTTCCTGAGAATACAATAGAGCTTTACCAAGAGCCCCTACGTATCTCTGATGGAACTATGAATTACTTTCCGATAGGGCAGTCCGGAGCAGATTATTGGGTTTATGAGATCAAGCAGGTGTTGCATCTTACTGGCGACTTCGTGAAGGATAGGGTTTACTCTATTGTTCAGGACGCTGGTCAAGAGATTCTCCACAAGCTCTTCATTGGATCGATCCATCTTTTGGTGAACGTCTTTATTGGTGACACTTTTGGAATTATGGCAGCTCGCAAGAGTCTGTTAAAAGGAAGAAAGCGTCAGACGTGTCGTCTTAAGTCGATCCATGATGCAGTGCCTGGTCTCATAAGGACTCCTCGGCCTATACGGTCTTTGCCGAAGAAAGTGCGTAGCCTCCCTGTACCGGTACCAGAGAAGGAACCACCAAGCGAGAAGGACAGAAGGGTGATTGGTCAGATCACCCGGGAACAAAGTCTAGGTCTTACCCAGACAAGCCCATCGAAGTGGAATTAAAACCACACTACGAGAACATAGTGCGCTCACACTTTAAATAGGAGGGCCGTTTGCTAGGTCTTCCGGTAGAGCAATAGTAGCCAGTTTCTTTGATACTTGATAAGAGAACTATATCTAACAGATAGGGATTACTCTCACCCTTGACGTAACGATATTCTTCCATGTCTAAGCAACACGGACAGGTGCACCGATACATCGAAAGATGGTCTGTTATGGCTTCGTCCCCCATAGCGGATAGGTAGACGTGTTGTGTATCAAAGAAAGGGCTACTAAAGGAC